ATCAGAATGTTCTAAGGTAGAATTACCTTGATAGCCATTCATTAAATATCTTTGTGATGCTTTTAAAACTGTATCTTTTGAGAAATAAATATAATATTCTTCACCTTCGGTTTTTCTGTAAATGGGTTTGTTTGGAATTAACAAAGCACCCATCAATATTTTTTTCTCTTTGTCAACTTCTGCTAATTTTAATTCATCTGATTTTAATGCTATAAAATCTGATTCAATAGCAGGGGATTCTACAATAGATATAGCCTCAATTCCGCTTTCCTCATCATCATCTAAAAATAATTCTACAATTTTCATAATAATATTACGTTTTAAGTTTTATTTTTTGCATTTACAATGTTGCTCCTTCAACGATATTTCTTTCTAATCCTTGAGCAGTTGTAACATCAGTTGAAACAACAAATGCTTTTATAGGTTCTTGAGAGGCAACAACATCTGCTAATTGACTTACTCCACTTTGTCCCACAATATTAAAAGAAGGAGCTTGTGATGCAACCGCAGAACCTGCAGAACCTGCAGATATTGAAGGAGCAGAAATATCAGGTTCACTACCACCTAATCCTAAAGATGCTTCTTTTTGAGCCGCTCTTGCTTGTTTTATTGAATTAAAAATACCTAATGCTTGAGCCGCATATCCAACGATTAAAGGAATATTAAACGGAAAAGGAACTGTTGCCGCAGTTTTAGCCGCACCTGCTGCAAGATCAACACCTGCTTCTCCTGATTTAATAGCACCTTTTACTGCTGATTGTTTAGCAGTAAACAAAGTAGACTTTGCTTCCATTATCATATCTTTAGCCATTAATAGTTGTTTGGCTATTAATACCGCTTTACCTAGCTTAGTTTCTTCTCCTGTTATTGTAAGTAAATCATTGAAAGATTGTTCTCTTAATGCTAATCTTTGAGCCTCTATTTCTTTTTCTTTTTCAAAATTAGCTTGTATTGCATCTGCTTTTACTTTGTTTTCTCCAATTATAGCTTCATTATATTGTTTTTCTAGCGTAATAGATTCTTGTCTGTTAGTCTCTAAAAATTGATCTAAGGCAATTTGTGCATCTACTCTTGCTTGAGTACCTTCATTAGCTGAATCTACTAGTCCTTGTAATCTAATTTCTTCTTGAGTTTTTTCATCTTGATTAATTTTAATTAATCTTTCTAATTTTTTAGATTCAACAAGTTCTTGTTCTGCATCAAATTTTCTTCTTTCAAAAGCAAGTGTAGTTTCTGCCTCTAATTGTGTCTTACTTAACTCAATTTTTTCTCTATCAAGTGCCAAATCATTAGCTTTTTGCTCTGATCTAAATCCCTCAACTGTTGCTTGAACTGCAAGAACCTCATTTTGTGCCTGTATTAAAGCGACTTCGTTCTCCGTTGATTTATTTTTTTCAAAAGCAATTTTTGCGGCTTTTAGAGAAATGTTTGCGTTTTTGAGCATTATTGTATTCTGTTCCTCTAACAACCTACCTAATTCATTATTAGCTTTTATTCTATCTTCTATAGAATTCCTTTCCTCATCTCTTATCTGTCGTTGTTTTTCTGCTTGTCTGTCATACTTCTCAAGCAACCCTGCATTTGTAGCCTCGGCTAGTTCTGCTGACTTAGCAAGTTGTACATTGGCAATTGCGGCATCTTTTACTTCAACTACATAATCTACTGCATCTGAAGTGGCTTCAACAAATCCATCTCCTGTTTGAGATATAGCATCACCTAAACCACTAAATCCTTCTTGAGCAGATTCTAATGCACCACTAAAATCACCACCAAATATCTTACTAAATGCATCACCAAATTTTTCAAAAGATTTAACTGCAGTTTCTATTGGTTTGCCAAAATACTTATCAAAGGCATTACCGATTTTTTCAACACTCTCTAAACCGCCTGTTAATAATCCAAAAACATCATTAAATACTAATGCCAATCCTTCAAAAGCACTACTTACAGAATCAGCAATTACTTGATTTTGCATAAACAATTCCTTCATAGATTCTAACGCTATAAGGAAAACACCAACACCTGCGGCTTTAATTGCGTTGCCTATACCCCTAACACCTTCTCCTGTAGATTTAGATGTTTCTTTTATATCATCTAAACCTTCTTTTATTTGTTTATTGCCTTCATCAACCGATTTAGTTAAATCTTTGATACCATCGGTTAAATTATCAACATTTTTTTCTGCTGATTTACTATCAACTTCTATTCCTACGGTTACTTTTTCTGCCATTTTACTTCTTTTTTAAATTGCTTCCAAGCACTTCTAAATGAATTAGGGTATTTATTTTTCCCTTGTGCGATCCTTATATTTTCTGTTTCTCCTTCTGCTATTTCAAGCATACGTATTATTACATTCATCATAGCAAGTTTATTAATTCCAATTTACTTCTACCACTTGTTAAATCTGAAGTCATTGAGTTAATCCTAAATGTTTCAAAATTTATTGTAACGGTATCATACAATTGAATATTAGAAATAATATTAGTTGGTAAATAAGAACTAACCCTTATTATTCTCCTTCTTGTGTTAAATATTTCTGAAATATAAGTTTCATAATAAGACTTAAATAAAGTCCCTGTAAATCCTGTAGTTAAAGTGTACTCATTTGTTTCATTATAAAAATTAATATTTGACGTATCAGAACCAGAGTTTAAAGAAATACTATTGGAAGGGATTATATAACTATCTAGAGCGGTATTAGTTGTGCTATCTTCAATAAAAGATATTGATGTTGAACTTGTTGGTTGCAAAATAGGATAAAATAACAAAGGCTTACCAAAATAAGGTTGTTGATTTTGATCTACAAAGAATCCATATTGAACATCCGTATTTGTATTCAAATTAATATCTACTAACCTCTCATATTGTACGTGTTCAAAAGGTACACTTACTTTATATATTTTGTTAGGAGCATCATAAGTACTTCCATCTAAAGTATATTTTTCTGTACCCCATCCTTTATTATTTAATTGATTATATTGTTCAGCCAACAAAGTCCCTAATCCTTCAAATTCAAAATTAACTTGTTTAAAAGGTAAAGCAACATCAATCTGAGTTTGATTCGTATCAGTAAATTTACTTATCATTTGATTTGTTCCTTGAGATGCACTACCTGCTTGATTCCACGTGTCAGTTTCGCTCTGCCATAGTGTCGCAGTTAAATCCCAAGTATTAGCATCTGTAGATGCATAATAATCATTCAAAGTTTTTACAACTATAATTCCATCTTCTACATAAGCAGTTAAATTAAACATCTTAAACAAAGCAGTTAAGAAATCTATAACTTTCATTTCTGGAATTTGTTCTAAAATATTAAATTCAAATTCTGCACTTGTGTTAAAATTACCATTATCTGAAGTGTCAAAAGTCTTATTAAAAATAATAGGAGTAGGACTTGAAACATATACCTGACCTGAAACTTCCCATTTAATACTTGTAAAAGTTATTGCTGAAAATGTTGCTGCTTGTTGTACTATTCTCACAGTATAACTACTACCATAAAAACTACCTGTTAAAACACCTAATTCTGAATGTCCAAAAGTCCTTGTTCCACTAGCAAAAGAAGATTCAAATACTATACTAGAACCTTTATATATTACTACTTGATATTGTATACTTGAACTTCCCGAATCTACCGTAAAGGTTAAATCATTTTTTATATTGGAGTTAGCATACAAAACTAACGTAGTGCTAGTAGTGCTAGTTCCTATTGTCATTTTAGCGTAAGTATCACTCGTACTTTCTGTCCATTTATTTACTTGTGAAATATATTGTGTTACTTGAGTAGGAGCTTCTACACTTCCCTTTTTTCTATGCAACCACATAAACAACTGAAAATAATCAAGATTTGTATCTACTAAAAAATCATCACTAAAAACAATATTTGAAGGGAAACCGTTTGCAGTAGTATAATGAGATTCTATAGCTTCAACTATAGTATGAACTCTTATAGCGTATTTTAAATCACTCCAAGTAACCCCTCTTTGAGGCTTATTACTTACAGTATCATAATAAAGATTCCCTCCTGTAGTTGAAGTGTCGGCACTATCGTAAGTTAATCTAGTAGTGTGGGTTATAAGAGGAGCAATAATTTTATTACTAGAACTTGTAGGATCGACTTGCAATTTTGATTTTACCGTAGTCATATTGTAAGTCAAACTTTCATTAGACAAGGGAGTCAAATTAGAAAGTAAATCTTCTCCTAATATATCTTTTAAATTTATTGTTTCTCCGTAAAAAGTAATCCTATAAGCGTAGGCTTTATTATTTCTTAAATCAACACCATTTAATGCTATAAAACCATTTCTCCAAGGAACATAATTTAATTCAATTGATGCACTTGATTTTATTCTTGCATCATAACCAAATTCTATATTCCAATTGTAATAATGTTTAAAAATTCTTGAATTTGTTGGACTTGCAGGTATTGAAAAACTCTGAGTAAACTCTGTAAAAATTTTAGAAATATCTTTTATATTTTGAATTGACTGAGTAATAGAAACAGTCTCATCTTTAAAAAGTTCTAGTCTTTCACCTTCAATATATAACTGTACTTTCTGCATTATCTTACGTTATTGATATAATCAAATGCCATTTCAAAAGTCATTGTATATTCTATTAACTTATCATTTAAACTTGTCTTGTAAGTAAAGGAATTATTAGATACAATTACAGGAACAACTTGCTCAGTAGAGGGATCATAAGGATCAGGTTGAGTTAACCAAACTTGATCAGATAATAATAATTGTTCAAAATGAGGATTAGCACCTTCGGGATAATATCCACTACTTAATACTATACTTTGTTTTGCTCTCTTACTATAAACAATTCTTGTGGGTGAGTTGACTGAATAAGTAGCAGTTCCCGAAGTATCTGATATAGTATTTGCTTGATAAGTTTCTTTGTTTACAGATGTAGTTTTAACTTCTTTTAAAAAAAACCACAAATCTTGTATTGCACCAAATTTATTTACAAATGTAATCATTTTTCCATCTCCGTATTTTGAGCAGTCTATTCTTATAATGTTTACATCTGTTGAGCCGAGTGTCAAGGTACTATACAATGGATTAGTAGGATCATCACTAAACCCTGCCTGTGTAAAAAGACCAGAGGAAGTTACTTGGGAAATCCAACCTGCAGTATTCTCAGGAGCATAAACATAATAACCATCTTTAATTACATCTTTAGATATTAACCATTGCTCATTTGATACTTCGGGATTTACTCCTTGCATAAAAGTTCCGTATCCTGCATAACCAACGTGATTAAATTGACTTTGTGCTATTACACTACCTCCTCCTGTTGCACCACCTGCCGCATCATATTGATGTATTAGTGATCCTGTTGTATCTGCATAAGCAGCTTGAGCAGGTCTTGCACCTGTAAAAGTTTGATCAATATAATCCTTTACTAATTCCGCTATTTCAAAAGTTATAACACTACCACCCGAACCATTTTTAACAATTGTATATCTTAAAGCACCATCAATATATAATGACAACTGTGCTGATAAAGCTGATGCTCCTAAAGTTACACTTTGAAATCTTGGTGATCTAACTAAAATATTTGCCATAATTAATTTTTTACTCCTAAAATAATATCTTTCTCTACATCTAAAGCAAACGATTCTGCAATCTCTTTAGGTAAATTTTTAAATGCTTGTTCAAATGGCTTTGTGAAAAAAAAGCTAGGTTTAAGACCTTGAGCAAATATTCTTTTTTGCAACCAAAATCCGATTGTTTTATAATTACCTCTTCTATACTTACCTTCTTTATCTCTAAATCTAATCTTCTTCATTTTTGCCCATTTCATTAATGGATTTAAAGGAGGTCTTTTTGATTTGTAACTATAAGGACTATTGGGGGCTTTTTGTATACCGTTTTTTACTAAACTAGGCTTTGACCCTTTTACACCTAAATCTTGAAATGTTCCGTAATCCTCCATTAAAAAATCTAATAAAAAAGCATTTTGTTCTTCTGTTAATTCGTATCGTACAGAATTGTATAAAGAACCTCCACCTTTCTTATCTTTTGTAAGATTACTTTTGCTTTGTTGAACAACGTATTTGCCAAACTTATTTAATGCTTCGTTGGTTTCTTTTAATGTCATTAGCAATAGTTTATATCATTATAAATTAACACATCAAAGGTTGATGTCCACCCTGCAAGTTCATTTTCAAACCTATCATAAAACGGTTCACAACTAGCATTCCCCTCAAATTGATATTTGTCTTGATGCAATGTTCCACCCCTTAACTTTTGTATCAATTTATTAGATACTGACAATTGAGTATTAAGGATATCTTGTAAATTGTTATTACCTCTAAATAAATCAATCGTTTCTTCTTTACTTACATCCACAATGTCCATATTTAGTACGCTTATACTAAAACGTAAAACACCATCTTCTTGGGATACATTATTTACAATTAAATGAGCAAGTGGAAAGATGTCTTGTTTTTCTAAATTAATATCATCAAGATTTCCTGTGGTTACAGTTTTACAATTTACATCTGCCAATAAATTAGTTTTAATGGTTTCTGTTAATTGATAAAATCCTCTAATACCTTGATTGCTCATTTCTTTTTACTTTTAATTTGATCCATTTCCAGTTCATTTTTTTCCTTCATAAATGATAACATTAATAGACATTCGTTCATATTTAATTTAGTGATATCTTCGAACTTTGTAATATCTCCTTGAGCGAGTCCGTAAATGCTTTGATACCATCCCCAACGTTGTGCAAATCCTGCTCTTGCACTTGTTGTTTCTTCTCCTCTTCCTGTAAATAATGATTCATAGCTATTGACAAGTCTATTCCTAAATTCAATAAAAAAAAAACTGAACTTACAACTGCGTTTAAAGGCATATGCGGCATTAACTCTTTTGATTTAGGATTGTATTCACTTATAGAGTATTTATCTTTTCTACGTTTTGTTATTGGTCTGTAAAGAACATTCATAGCAATTTCGATATTTTGCCAATCACCAATATAAGTATCTAAATCGATATATTCCCCAAGTGTCATATCTTCAATCTCAGGATGAAAACCAAACTCTACATCTTTAATATAAAAAGACTTTACCAGAGGAGGTCTTTGTGCTAATAAATCTCCTAACTTTTTTGTAATCATTTCCGAATCACTCATTCTAATTAAAAGAACATCTTTATGAGGAACATTACAAAATATTTCAATCATCTTACATCTCAAAAAATGTTCATCATCATTGTTTTCTTGAATTTTTAAGAATTTTTGATATTGTTTTAATGTGATTTCAGATAAATCTGTTGGAACAATTATACTTGCTTTCATATATAATATAACGTAAGTTTTAATAAAATTTATAAGACAAAAAAAAGGCAGTTATTTCTAACTGCCAATTTAACCAAAACAAAAAACAAAAGTATTATTGTATTGCCATTTTCAAATCTCTTTCAAGTTCACTACATTTTTTCATCCATTCAAGTCTCTGATTTTGAACTTTAGTAATATACTTATTCATTTTGTGAATATCATCTTGAAGTCTTATTGTATAAAAATTCATCTCTTGTAGTGCTTTAATCATTGCAGAGATTTCTTTATTGTTTGGTTTTTTTTCTTTCCAAATTTTTAATATGTCAGAAGAAAGTCTAACATTAGTCCAATACTCTAAGTCTCTTATTTCGGTTATCTGTTCCATTGTTACTGCGTCCATTGTCAAATATAATTAATATACGCTAATTAATTTATTTAAAATAGGAATTACTATTCTTTCTTCTTGGTCGTAAGTGCAACATTCATCACCATCGCAATATATTGACATCTCATCAATTTCAAACAAATACTCGTAAGTACCATCATCTGTCCGCATATATCCGTACTCCTCATAAGTTTCTGGATCGTGAATTGTTTTTCTAACACAAATAACACTCGCATAAATCTCAATGCAACCAATATTCCAATATAATTCTTCTCGATGAATTTCATCATCACCCATTGGTATTTGCTGATCTTTTAATTCAGATAGAACGTATTTTAATTCCTCATCTGTAAATAAATCTTCCATTAATTTTATTGTTTTCATTTTCCTGTGGTTTAAGTTATAAAAAAAGGGGGAATTATCCCCCATAAAATTTATTAAAACGTTCCTCATATTTATCCATTAATATATCAATTGTAATATCTTCATAAAGAGTATTATATTTTTTTTTCAAATGCTTAACTATATTTAAATTATTAGGTTTAACTCCTTCACTCCAAAATTGGTTTTGTATACCTTCTAAGGTTTTAGAATAATCTCTATATAGTCGATTTACAATTTGTTTATCAGTTATCATAATTTTATTATTTGTTTGATTATGATGTAAAGATAAACAATAAAAGTTATAAAACAAAAATTTTATAAATATATTTTAATTAATAACGTATTTACCAAAATTAGGTTTAGATATTATAGAATAAGTAGCATATCTGCAGGGATCGATAATGTGATTATTTTTGTCTATTGGAGTATTAGTTAATTTACCTGTTTTATCTTCCATCCATTTGTAATTGCGAAACTCTTGAATAGCATTTGTGGAGGAGGATAATATATTTATTTTATACCTCTTTAGTAAGTCAATCCCTGCATTAACAGAATCTTTACCTTTTAGTGATGGGAATATTTTATGACCCATTCTTCTAAGTTCTTCTATTAATCTAGGTTCTGCTGAGTCAGCGTAAATAGGTTTACTTTCTAAATGTTGATCTAACAAAAACTTGTGTATATCTGTAGTTGTCATTTGAGTCCTATATAGATGCTCTCTAATGTACAAATTAAAATTTTTAATATAAACACTAACTAAACTAGTGGGATCATTAGAATAGCCAAAATCCATTCCGTAAGAAATAAGGGTTGCATCTTCGGGTATTCTTTCAACCTCAAGAAATTTAAATATTGTTGACCTACTAGCCGCTCGTTCTCCTAATCCGTAAATTTGCCAATACTGCTCATCAGTCTCTTGAAGTCTTTCAATTTCTTTTTTAATACTATCTTCAATAAAAGGATTATCCAGATAAGTAGTTTTAAAAAAATCACAATCGTTGCGAGTAATAACTTTATCGTATAACCAATGATATTCTTCACTAGGATTAAAATCAACTATTATTCGTTCTTGAGTTCTAAAAATTAATTGTTGCCAATCCTCCCAAAATAACTCATTGCCTTCATTAATAAAAAGCAAATCTCTTTTCCTGCCTCTAATTTTTTGGCTTTGGTCTAAGCTAGTAAATTCTATTAAATTACCGAAAAGCTGATATTCAGAATTTGACTTATTGTGAAATACCTCGTTATATATTTGATTTAATCTAACGATATCCAGAAAATCACGTAAAACTGTTGCCCTTAGACTTGGGAATGTCTTTCTACAAATGGTGACAATTTTTCCTTTATTATTAAAGCAATATTCAAATATTATCCAAAGAAGAATGTTATAAGTTTTACCACTTCTTGTCCCTCCTTGTTCTACAATTATCTTTTTATTGCTATTGACTAAGTGTTTAAATACAACATTAGTTTTTAGTGTCCTCGATTTTATCAATTATCTCTATTTTAAAATCATTTGGCATTCCGTCCGCACCTGTAATTTCTTGTCTTTCGATGTATCCTCTTTTCTTTCCTCTAGTTTTTAAATAAAAAATAATCTCAGCAGTTTTATTATTGTCAATATTTTCAAACAATTTACTTTCAACAAAGTCTAAAGCTACATCATCCATTGATTCCACTTCTTCAGCAAAATCTTTATCTACCTTTAACCAATTATAAAAGGTCGAAGTACCTATACCTGCCTTTTCACAAGCGGTAGTAACTACTCCTAGTGATTTTTTTAATGCTTCAATTATTGCTTTTTTATTGTGTCCCGTTCTGTCCATTTATTTCATTTACTTTTAATTTATTACTGTATTTTCTAAAATAAAAGTTTTGCTTTGTCTAATCATTAAATTTTGTTCTTTTTTTGTTTTGAATCTTTTTGGAATTGCAAGATAAATCACATTATCATCTTCATCTATAAAGAAATCTTTAAAGTAGGTAAACACATTATTAAATAACTTTTTCATATTTTTTGATTTTATTTTTTAAATTTTTAACCTTTCTTTCTAGATAATCTATTTTATCAATAGTATCTATATCTATAGGAGCAAAGTTAAATTGTTTTTCTAATTCTTTTAATTCTTTATTTTCCTCTTTATAAATACTATAATAATGATGAGAATGAATAACGGTTGCGTGAGTAATATCTTTTTCATTTGCTTTAAAAAACAAGGAAATATTAGTCCATCTTAAATTCATTTTTTCTCTGAGCAAATAAATAAGTAATGATCTGTAATGTATTACTTCTTTTCTTCTACTATTTTCAAATACATTTACTCCTGTTTTTTTTATTATTTTGTCGCTTATTTCTTGTGCAGTCATTTTAAATATCTTTTAACATCTGTCCAAAATTCAATTTGATATTTGTAAGGTAACCCCCACTTAAACAATTCATCTATTAATATCAACGATCCTTTTTTCGCAGAATCCTCATCTACATCACATTCTCTAATAAATCTGCTGATTAATTTTTGTGCTTTATCATTTGCTTCTTTTTCTCTATCTGTCATTTTGATTTGGATTATGTAGGTTTATAAAATTACCTATAATTAAGATTAATAAACTTGCTAAAAGTATTGCTATAGTTCGTATTATATTTTTAATTCTCTTCATCTGCTATTCTTTTTATTAAATTATTTATTTCTTTATCTAATCTTTTTATTCCCCTAGTCATTCCAACAATAGTTCTTTGGTCTATATTTGGGTCTTGAATTTCTTTTATTCGTTTATCTCTAAGTTTTATCTTAGCGTTTAATTCAGCGTTTAAACTCATAAATCAGTTCTTAATTTTAAAAGGTTGTAACATTCACTATATTTTTCTTTGGCTTTACTTTTATATTTTTCTTTAAAAAGTAAATAAAGTTTTTTACGATACTGATATTCAGTAACGCAATTAGCGTAATATTTTTTAGCAAACTTCTTGCCTTTACCAAAAAAATAGTTAATATTATCTGAGACATCCCCAACTATCATTTGTTCATAAAAATTATAAATTGCATCCTTTTCTGTTATATCACATAGTTGTTTTGTGTGATATCTATAAACTAAAGCAGGGAATTGAAGGTAATCTTTATCAATACTTACTATCATTACCTGATCTCTTCCCCAAACGTCACTTAAATTTTTCCAATAAATAGAAACCAGATCATCTGTTTCCATACCAACCGCACATAAAGAATTATAAGTTTTATTTACATAATTGTGTATCTTATTTAAAAGAGGAGGTTTAGAACTATTAATTCTATTTGCTTTATATTTTTTAGTTATTAATTTTCTAAAATTACCTTTGCCATCATTAAATACAAATAATTTATCAACATTATATATTTCACTTAATTCATTTACTATTTTTTGCAAACTTTCATCAAATTTGTGAGTTACATCATTTATATCTTCAAAAAAAGTACCTTCAACATTTTTAGGAGAATAACAACTAGAAAAAACTAAACTATCAGCATCAATTAATAATATCATTTAATCTTTTGTTAGCTGATAGTTATTACTACCTTTCTTTTACAAATTTTTCAATTTCATCTATTTCTTCTAAAGTTTTAATTACTGCTCTTAATATTCTTGGGTGATTAACTACTAATATATCCACAATTGCTTGATCTGTATATTTAATTCTTTGATACAAAAATTTATCGTAATTTATTTTTTTCATTATATCTGTTTTTAAGTTGTAAATAATCCAACCAATACTCAAACCATTTTTGATCTGAATATTTTCTTGATTTTTTATATTTAAGATAAGAAGTCCTTAGTTCCCATTTTACAAAATCGTTTTCTGTAATCCAATCGTATGACATCATTTAATAATTTAGTGGGGTAACAATTTTTACAAACAACAAGTAAAGGTAATGATCCGTAATCCTTCGAAGAGGATACGTGAGTTTTACATTTAGGACACTCAATAACCCATAACCCATTACTGATCCTTTTCTTTTCTCTAAGTAATTTAGAATTAACTACACCCATAACTTGTACTCATCTAATTCCTTAGAAAATTTTTTTACTTCTTTATCGTGTTTTTTGACACTTATAAAAGTTTGATCTAAAACTTCTTGTCTATCAACTTTTACATAATCAGGTTTTATTTTTGATACAAACCCCGAATGATAGCCAGAGTTGAAAGCATTTTCAATTATACTTTTTAACATTGAATCTGTAATAGTGTACTGTTCCATTTTTTTTTATTTTAAGTTAAACAAAATATAAACAAATATAAACAAAAAATTTTATAAAAGCTATTTGTTACGAATTATTTTTGAGGCTTGAATTTCCTTCAGTAAATATACCTTCTTTGATCTTTTAGTTTTATCCCACATACTCGTATTAGGACAGTCTATAATCCTGTAAGTAGGCATTTTTACTTTATCAAGTCTAAACAAATACTCTCCTTTTTTGTCTTTAACGTAAAAAAATTTTTTACCTGTCAATTTCATTAAATCATCATATTTAACTTTTTCAATCATTTTAGTTTCATAATAATCATTCCGAAATTTCATTTCAACCCAACAGGTAAATCCTTTAGGGTCTTTGCCATAGGCATCATAACAATGATATTTGTTAGGAGATGGTTTAAGAGACCAACCTTTAGAATTTAAATCAAGAATTTTATCTTTTTCTAGTTTTTTAAAATTGCTTGTCATACAGTTTATTGATATCTGCTATCATAATATTTAATCTTTTAGGATTGCATTTACAAGGTAATTCTAATTTGTGATTAAAAGATTTTGCGTGAAGGTTACAAACAAATAAGTACTCCTCGTGGGTAATAGTTGATCCTGTTCCCTGTCTAAATTTTTCCCATTTTTTTAAATCTTCTATTACCATCTTTTAATTCCTTTTATATTATTCCATTTATCCCTTCTCTCCTCACATCCACAATTAAAACCGAAATACTTACTTAGCCCATCTACAATAAACTTTATTCCTGTGTACTTAGTGAAATAGTAAACCAAGTCTCCTAATCTCATAATATTTTTTTTAATTTTTCTTTTACCTTTTTAAAAGTGTTGTAAAGTGAATAATAAGGTATTCTTGTTTTTCTTGATAAATCTGCAATACTACTACCATCATCTATTATCTCATAAACTTTTTTATCATACCAGAACAACTGATCCATCTCATTCTGTACTTTTTCAAATGCTTTGTGATAATCAGTATTATCATCAACGCTATAATCTTCTTTTAAATTATTAATATCTGTAATTTGAACTTTATTCTCTTTTCGTTTCAAATCAATAAACAAATTTCGCAACATTCTAAAAACATAAGAGTGATTAAAATCATCATCTCCGTAGTTAATATCCAGACCTTTGTTCAACTTTATCTGCATTTTAATGTACATTTCTTGAACAATATCTTCTGCAGTTTCAGCATTACAACCAAACGAACATACAATACTTTTCCATTTATTATGCTTTTTTGCTATTTGATTTAAAATCTTTAAGTACGTCATAGTCATCTCCAATTACTTCTGGGAGACCTATTTTATTTACTTTAAAGGAAAACTTCTCAAACGGAAATCCTCTGCTTCTTTTACAAGATACATTAACCCTATCATTGTGAACTGTATTAACTTCTAGTTCAATTTGAGTTTCACATTTCTTCTCAAGAAAAGAGCCAAGGTGACCTGTTGGTTTTGACGTATTAAAATTAGAATGAATAACAGTAACTATATGACAATTATATTCTGCAGTCCATTTCATTAGATGCTGCACACATAAATTACTTTGCTCTAAATCATTTACATCAGAAACCAAATCAGCAATCCCATCAATGATAATTAAACCAACATTTTCAATCTGGTTTAATGACTGCTCAATTATTTGTATTCTTTCAAAATAGTTAAGTTCCCTCAATGCAAATGTATAATAATTTTCCGTAATTCCAGACATATCAACTGCTCTGCGGAAAACCCTTGAACAATGGAACTCACTTTGCTCTGTATCAAAGTGTATAATACTTTTACCATTTCTATTACCTTTTATATCTCCGCTAAAATGATTGTCACCTAAATAAGCGGCTGATAGCAAACTAATAAAAAATGTTTTTTTGGCTTTCGGAGGGGCTTGTACAAAACTAAAATTGCCATAAGTCCCAATAGGTACTTTAACAACCTCATTGCCTCTGCTAGTCTTTAAGACCATATTACCTAATGACAAAGCAATAGGGGGATACTGAACAATATTTAATGGATTTATTTGGCATTTCTTTAATAAGAACTTTCTCTGTTCTATTGATAGTTTTTTCATAATCTGTGGTTTAAAAAAAAAGGGGGGAAATTAATCCCCCCGATAATCTAACATCAATCTACTAAAAAGGCAAATCGTTATCATCAGGTACTTGTTCTACCTCATCTCTCTCTGCTACTTTAACAACTCCATCTGTCCAATAAATTTTCCCATTACCTAAATATTCTTTAGGTTTCTTAACTGCTCTTTCTTCATCAGATTGAGGAATAATAGCGGCAATATTATTGCCGAATCTGCTATCATCATTAATTGATAGATTTATCATACAATAAACTGCACCATTTTTCCCTTTATAGAAATTTTCTTTGGGCAATTTATCTACTCTTAAATTTATACTTCCTAAACTACTCATTTATTTTTTGTTTTAAAAAATTTTCAACATCATTATCAAAATAGAATTTATCTTTGACAGTATCAAAAGATAATCCGTTTTTCATTGCTTTTACAACCTTGTTAAAAGTATCACTATTTTTTTCAAGTTTTACTCTTTTGTTTATTGTATCAGCATCTTCAGTATCATCTATTAGAAATAAATTGCCTAAAGCGTATTTTTTCCCAAATGATGACGTTGCACCAAATCTTTGAGGCATTAACTGCCCTTTCTGCTCTATTTCAACACCTACTATCGCAGATGCTTTTATCTTCTGGATACCATCAGATATAATAGCAGTTGATTTGATAATATTATTCCCCAAATACTTTTCTTTTAATTTAACAGTAACATCGTATTCAAGTAAAAAGGGTTTAAGTGCTTCCTGTATGTCCTCTGCGGAACGATAATAATACTTACCAAACTTGTTAAATCTACTTTTCTTTGATTTAAATTTAGTCTGGATTTGTGCGAGTTTGTGGTTAAGTGATATTTCTTTCATTTAAAAATTTAAAATTTAACCTTGTCGGGATTTTCCCTAGATTGCAAAATTGCTTGTAGCATTGCAATCCTATTTTCCAACTTGTGTATTACAAGCTGAAACTCTTGAACTTCCAATTTGTGTTGGAATTTAATTTCTTCGATTGTTAGGATAGATTGTTCCATAGTTTTTTCTCAAATATAAACAAAAAACTTCAGAATTTACAAATCTAATTCCAACCCATCAACATTCTCTTTTGTTCAATACTCATTTCTTGTATCTCTTCTCTAGTAAGATTTCTGTAATTAGAAAATAAAGTATCTTCAATATAATCTTCAAATACATTATTGTAAATGTCCTCAAGATCTTTTTTTACATCTCCAAAAATAAAGTCTAATGAATTTTCCATATCTATTCTATTTAATTTAAGGGGGGATGAACCCCCATTGAATTTAATTATTATGCAATTCAAGATTCCCTTTTGTAAGAGTATTTAAACCTCGAATAAACATTTTTACCGCAGAATCTTTATACTCCTTGAATTGGTTACTAGACTGTAAACTTTCAAGTTCAGCTTTATGCTCCATCCATTCTTTATTTAAAGTAGCCCTGCAATTCTTCGCTAAATTATATCCGAGTGTGAAATTAAGCCTAATTAATCTTTCTAGATCATTTTTATTAATTCTAATTTGATTTTTCATATCTGTTCTATTTAAGTTAAATTAATATTAGTGTAAATATAAACAAAAAATTTTATAAATCAAAATTAAAGTAAAAAAAAAGAGGAAAAAATTAATTCCCCTCTTTAGAACAGATAATAACTGAGTAAAATCTTTACGATTCAAGCTCTACCCAATTAAAAGAAATATACCACCACAGTATTATTTACAAAACAAATATAAATAATTATAATTTATTTATCAAATCTTTATAAGTATTAATTAACAACTCAATTTCCTTTGTGGAAAACTTAACTAAGTAATTCCCTTTTAAAGCTAATTCGTTAGAAGTGCCTTCTCCATAAACTTTATCTAATTTTTTACCAAAAATATATTGCTCACCTTGATTAAAAATATTACACTTTGCACATTGCACTTGACAATTAATTTTATCCCATCTAGTAGAATATTTTCTGCGACTTTGAAAATGTCCACATTGCAGGTTTTTCCAATGATCGACTTTACCACAAGTAAAACACTCAGCTAAATCATCAATAGCATATCTTCTTCTAATGTAAATTGAAAAAGTGTCATCTAGCTTTTTTACTATTTTATTTCTTTTTACCATAATATAGCTATATAACAACCCCCCTTTAGGGGGGTTTATTAATTAGCTAATATAAAGAAGAAAAAAAAATATTTTTTCAAAAAAAAATTATTCAGCAATACTTTGCACTTCTTGAATTGAAATTTGACCTGTAACAAATGCATATACTGCACCAATTGTTACAAGTAATCTTATCATTTGCTTAATGAATCTAGGCTTAAAGAATCTGCCTACTCCACCATCTTTTGACTTTATATTTTCAACTAGTTCCCCACCTATTGGAACTACTGTTTCAACTAAATTTAAAAATACTTTTAACATAACTTTTATTTTTTATAAACTCTTTTTTCTAAATCTTTTATTCTATCCTCATTTTTTTCCATCTCTTTAATAAGATACTCAAGTTTTTGATTAACAACCTTTGTATCATCTTGTTCTACAAGTGGCTTTGGAAGTGTTTTAGCAATTTCAATTTCGCTTTCTAGCATAAAATAAGAAGATGCTATTGAAAAAATCATACCTCCAACCAATATTAAAGTTTTAACATCAATGTGAAAATCGGGTTTTTTATCCCCATCTATATCTACTCCTACATTACTCATTTTTTATCTTTAAAACTTTTATAACAAATCGCTATTGCTTGATCTTTTTTATACTCTTTCATCATTTGTGGAACACAACGAATCATAAAATCCTTTTGTGTTTCGTTTTTTTTTGGGTTGGGAATTGGCATAATTAATAATAATTTAATTAATGTAATAATTAAAATGATTCTCACACCTATTTAAATGCTCTCTAAGACATTATCTTTTAAATGTAATGCAATCATATCACTTTAAAAAAAAATAGCTTAAATGTTATAATATTGCTTTCTTTTCCCTTTTCTTTTCATCCTTAATCTTTGTTTGCGATTCTTTTCCTCGTTAACATAGGACACGTGAACCCAATCAGGATTCTCATCAGTCCCTGCTTCCCAGATAAGTTGATCGTATGAAAGATTTTCTGAAATATAATTGAACAAGTCAGCATTATTTTTTTCTCCTAAAGAATCTAAATCAAGTGCTTGACCAAATCGATGTTGGCTGGTTTTTGACCCATTAATGGCATCATTCAACGCAGGTGATCTGTACATAGAATTACATCTAATTGGATGTCCGCACCAATCTCTTAAAGGTTGAAATATTTTTTCAGCAATAAGCACCATATTAACTAAATGTTCTTCAGTAGGATCATTTTTTATTTTTAACCTTTGTGCGGTTTCTGAACGTATTCCTTCTTTATAACTAAGGTTTTTACTTAGATTTTTCATCTTTTTTAATTTCTGTGTATTCTCCTGTTTTAAGGTCGATGTTGATTTTTCCATAATCTTCTTCTATCTCTTCAAAAGTCATTTCTTGATGCTCTAACACATCATCTAATAAATGTAACAATTTATGTTTTCTTAATTCTAACGCTCCTAAATCGTGAGCAATAGCATTTTTTTGCTTCTCCTGTTTATTTAACGTATTTAATTCTTGTTCTGTTATTTTCATTTTATTTTTTTCTTCAAAGTTATCTAAAATTCCTGACGGAAAAAAGTCATTAGGATTAAGGCTATTTTTCCATTTATCTAAACTCATTCAGTTCCAAAGGTTGCTTGAACATTAGCTTTTAATGCTTGAGCAGATACTAATCTATATCTAATCTCAACAAAATAGGGTAATGCTCCTGTATTAGCAGAACTACTGTAACTGTTTACTGTTTTCAAAAATATACCTTGCCCAACTACTTGTCTATAAAAGTTTTTTCTTGCATTTGAAGTTGCAATTAAAACATTCCCAGGTCTTGAATAAAATATTGTGTTTGCATTTCTACAAATATTGTTAGGACAATCCCACATTGACTGTCCTGTAAATCCATCTACTAAACTCCAAGCCCTATCACCTGCACCTGCGTTTGATCCTGTACCCCAACTTCCTGTGGCTTGTGTATCACCTCGATGTATAGTTACATTGTCAATAACTGATATCCTATTTTGTCTAGCAGGAATTATTTCCAACCAATTAACACTACCTCCGCTTCTACTGTAGAAAGCATTTGGAAAAAGTTTAATAGTAAAAATCTTTGTATCTTCTAACAGTTTCCCTGTATCTGACCAAGCAGCAGTATAAGTTTTATATTGAGAAGTTGCAGATTGTGGTTGAAAAAATTGATTTCCAACTCCGTATGCACTCATTTTAACATAATTTTGTGCTGAATTTACAAATAATGCTTGGTTTTTTGTAAAAGTTAAGGCATAGCCAACATCTAAAGTTTGTGGAGAAGATAACACAATATTATTTTGATTTGTTACAGATGCAACGGTAACTACCAATCCTGAAATTCCTGTACCTGTAACTATGTCTCCTTCAATAATTACTCCGTTTTGACCTGTTAAAGTCACATTAGTATTATTAACAATTGAACTTGCTACATTAGCAGTAGCAGTACCTCCTGTAACATTTAAAGCAGTTGATTTTATAGTACCTGTCACATCAAGTGCAGCAGTAGGAAAAGACTTTCTAATTCCTAATCTTGCAGTACTTGATGACATAAAACCGTAACCCGAGGAATTAAATTGCATTCTAATATTCCCTACTCCATCTGATAAAATAATATTATTATTTGAAGCAGCAATACCACTACCTGCATTGCCTCCTAAAATTATGTTAGCACTACCTGTTGTAACATCATTCCCTGAGTTCATACCTATAAAAGTATTATTATTCCCCGATAATGATGAATTAGAACCTGCATCATATCCAATTGCAGTATTAGAATGACTTGTTGCTTGTGTTAAAGCGTTTGTACCTATTCCAACATTTTTATAAACATTAGTAGTGCTATACCTCAATGCATTTGCTCCTATTCCTACGTTCCCATAACTTCCACCTCCTGATAAATTTGCAAGGACATTTTCTCCAAATCCTGTATTGCTACTATCAACATTAGTATAAGCAACACCACTAATAACAAACTTAGCTAAATCTATTGTATCAGTAGATATAGTAATATTTCCATCACTTCTCAACTGATCTGAATTATTATTCCAAACTGCAATTTGATTTTGAGTAATTGTTCCTGTTTTTGTAACGTCTCCTCCACCTCCACCACTTGGAGTTGCAAAAGAATAACCTCCTGATCCATCAGCAGTTAACACATCTCCATTAGTTGCACTTGTTATTGCTGAAATAGCACTTGCACCATTACCAAGCAAAATCCCTGTTAATGATGTTGCTCCTGTTCCACCGCTTGAAACACTTAATGTACCTCCTATTGCAAGAGTTCCACTTGTCGTAATCGGAGAGCCTGTAACTGTAAATCCTGTTGGAACACTTAATCCTACAGAAGTAACAGTTCCATCCGTAGGAGTTGTAAAAGAATATCCACCGCTACCATTTGCAGTTAATACATCTCCATTAGTAGAACTTGCAATCCCAGAGATAACATTTGTTCCATTGCCAAGTAGAATTCCTGTCAATGAAGTAACTCCTGTTCCTCCATTAGCAACTCCTAAAGTTCCACCGATAGCTAAAGTACCACTTGTTGTTATTGGTGATCCTGTTACAGTTAACCCTGTAGGTACAGTTAAAGCTACTGAGGTTACTGTTCCACCTCCAACACCTCCAACTACATCTTGTACAAACTCAGTAGTTGCAATTTTTGTTGAATCATCTGTAGAAGATTGAGTCGTAGCAACAGAATTATTAGGTAAAGTTACACCTGCACTTGGGAAACCAATTTTTATTGCAGAACCTGTTCCTAGCGTAACTATTTCATTTGTTGTACCGTTAATAGGAAAACTAAATTGTAACGATCCTGCACTACTTCCTGTATCTCCACTAAAATTTCTAGATGTTGTTTTTACCCAATTAGTAGTTGCAATCTTTGTTGTATTATCAGATGTGTTTTGAGTTGTTGCAGTTGATCCATCAGGTAATACAGTTCCTGTAGATGGAAATCCTATTGTAATTGTTCGAGTACTAGCACTTGTTGATATTTCATTTGTAGCACCTAAAACTTCTAAAGATTCAGCAGTAGTTAAATCAACACCATCTGCACCGTTATCTGTAGCAAAATTTAAAAATGCAATATTTGCGACAAATGCAGTTGTCGCGACCTTTTGAGAACTATCACTATTACTTTGTGTAGTTGCCCTTGATCCATTAGGTAAAACAACACCTCCATAAGGGAATGAAAAAGTAACTGTTTGCGCACTTGTAGTAGTGTCAATTTGACCTACTGTTCCTGTTAATTGTAACTTTTGAGTGCTAAGAGTTATAGTAGTGTCATCGCTATTATCACTACCTACTGTTAAAACTGAACTATTAACATCATCTTGCCAAGTTAATGACCCAGACCCATCTGTTTTTAAAATTTGATTAGCTAAACCATCACTTGAAGGAAAGCTATAACTTCCATAAAAATTAATTGTAGATGTAGATAAATAAAGCTGAGAACCATTACCTCTGCCATCAGTAATCTGAGATAAAGATGAACCAATAACTCCATTACTGTTGCTTTTTAATAATCCTTGATAAGTTTCATTAATCTGTTTATTAAATAAATCAGCCACTTTTTTTTAATTTAAGTAGATACTGTTTTAATTTTTTAATATTTTCTTCTTTTGGTTTATAACTCAAAGAACCCATCCGTTAAAAGTTGCATCGTAACTTGGATAAATATCATCATTTGTGTTTGTAGTGTATTCTGGAAACTTAGTTTGATTAAAAGACATATGATCTATAAACCTCCTAGAATACCACTCAGCATAAGTTCTTGCTTTTTCAACTAGGTAATCAACTTCTCCTTTATTGACTGTCTCAGCGTTCTCTGAAGTGTGTTTAAAAACACCTCCGTTTTTTATTTGATATGCCGCAAAAGGAATGTAATCCACTTGAGCAAACCAAATTAACATTGGCTGAATATATTCATTTAAAAGGGTTTTATAATCAGAATAAGGAGCAGTATCTATGTCTCCATTACCTATTATTGTTGTATATTTATCGTACAATTTACTGCCTAAATAATTTTGAATATTTATTTGCTGACTTATTTTGATGAATTGAATAAATTTGTCAGTATCTACATTCCCATCTAAGATTGAATTTCTGACTAAATCTGTGCGATTAATAAAAAGTACTGTTGCCATTAGTATTTATATTTTAATGATCCGTGATTTGGCAAATCAAATGTTGCTCTTTTTGCATCCTTACTTCCAAAAGGATTCCTTAAATAACTTTTAGGAATTGTTCCTGTTCTCCTGTAATTTTTTAAATCTTCACTTACATCAGCCCCTTTTTTCCTTCTGTATAGTATTTGTTTCCAAGCGTGTCTACAATAACAACCACCCTTGTATTTAAATAAATCATAAGTAGTTTTACCTGCAGGGCTAAATTGACCATTAATACCTGCTCTACTTGCTTTATCAATATCTTCAATAGTATAAACAGTTCCTCTTTTAGATAAATCCATCATTTTCTTACAGAAATCTCTTGTTTTGTAACTACTTTTGCGTTTACCATCGGCATCTTTTTGTATCGATTTTGCTTTAGATTTTTGATAGTATTGATAACGAATTTTATAATTATTTGAATCTAAATCACTATAAGAACTTCCGTTATTTTTAGATTTTATAGGACTAACTAATTCAACTATTTTACTTAATAAATTTTTTGTTTTATCAACAATACTAGCTTTGACCCACTCTTCATCTGAAACATTTTCATCACTAATATCTCTAACATCAGTTATAATCCATTCATCATTAACAATTTCACCTTTTAAATTTTGTAAAATTAAATCTCCTTGTTCTTGACTTAATTTAGGAATTTCTTTACTGTTTTTTATAGGAACACAATTTGGAACTTTTTTTCCGTTTTTCATTTTAAACCCTATCATTTCATAACCTGATTGACAAGGTTCTTTTAGTTCTTGAGATTTTAATGGTACACAATTAGGGACTTTTTTACCATTCTTTATTTTAAATCCGACCATCTCATATCCATCCCAACAAGGGGCTTTTAACTCTTCGTGAGTTCTACAAGGCATATAATAAGTCTTATCACCTATTTTATGCTCGTGATGACCTTCACAATCCATTGCTTTAGCTACTATTTCAGCCTCTTCTATTGTTTCATAAGCAATTTTTCCATCTATATCTTTACTCAATCTAATAACACCCTCAACATCTGAACTCATTTGAATCCCTGTCTCTTCCTCAATATCTTCTTTGCCTTGAAGAGCAGGATCAACTTCTGTAAATTCTAATGGTTGTAAGGTTATAAAATACAGATTTAAAGAAATATCATTATAAGCTAGTAAAGTATCAAAGCAATCAATTAAAAGTTCTTGAAAAGGTCTGATAACCGTATTATCCATTAATAATGATGCAGTTTTAATTTCATCTGCGTTGTTGCCTAATCCAGAACCATCTTTAATACCTAATAACATAGGTGAAACAATTCTATGAGCCACCATTATTTTCTGAGTTGATTCAGTAGATAAAAATTGATACTGATTATGAGCATCAGAAATTTGTATAGGAGTTACATCTGCTTTTGATTCTACATTATCATTAAACGCAAGTATAAATTTTCCTGCATTTGAAGTTCCAGAAAATTTCATTGCAATTTTGCTTTCTAATAATTCTCTTTCTTCTTGATTAGGAGTACCATTATTAAAATTAATTAGCATATTAGGAGACAATCCATTCATTATATTATTAATGTGAAAATTGCTTATCTCCTCTTCTAATTGAGCGTATTGTAATCCTCCTTGATAATCTACAGGACTATAATAGTAAAACCCTGCTTTGTAAGGTTTAATGTAATAAATCTCTATCCCTTCTTTTGACATTCCGTAAGCAGGAATTCTTAAAGGCTTATCACTTGGCTTTATCTTTGACCAATCTTTAAAATAATAATATGCAGGTATTTCTCCTTCTGCATTTGCTTTTTCTGCTCTTAATGTCTCAACAGGCATATGAACTAATTCTACAATTCTAGACCTGTCTTTTGAGTAGATCACTTGTATTGCGGCTTGACCCATTAATTTAAGATCATAACAAACTTTCATTACGCAATCTTTATTAAATAAAGAAATCATTTGTGCGTATTGATCAGGCTTTCTACTTGCATCTGTTGCTCCTAAACCCTTACCGTATATTGCTTGACTTATTCCGTTTATAGCGGCATTATTAGTAGGACTACCATTATATCTGTCAATTAAATACTGAAAATAATTGTTATCTTCTCCATAAGCAACCCAATCTTTATTGGTTACTTCAATAATCTCAGGAGAAGTGTAAGTGCTAAGGTTTAAAACCCCAAAACTAGATTGATTAGATGTAACACCTTTAGGTAAATTTTTATTTCGTTTCATATTACAATATATTCATTATTAAAAGAATCATCACTTGTAAATTCACCTTCATTTAATTTATAGTAATCATCATTTATTTGATTAATTGTTTGATCAGTACAAAACATTCTATCTTTAAATATTATATCTGTACCCGATACTAATTTCATATCGTAAAAATGATTAGATACTAATACAGGACTAAATGTATTTTGAAAGGTTACATAATTACCTGATACACTTGCTCCTGTTATTGTGTAATTTACACTTATATTAGTTGAGTCATCCCTTATTGTCATTGTGAAAGTATTTAAACTGTAATCTCTAGGTATTACATTAAAAGTCTGTGCAGTTGATGATGTCGTAACTATAATCATATAATATATAACGATATTTTCTCTTTATTTTTTTATTTAAGAACCGCAACCAACACAATCAATTTCAGAACTTTCAGGTTTTGAGCCTTTTAATTTCATTTTAAGATTGTGAATTTTATCTCTAGTGTCCATATCTAACATCATATTTCCTGTTAATTGATTTTTTAAAGTCTGAATTTGATTTTGTATTTCTTGCATTTTTATAATAAATTTTAAGATTAAAAAGAATGAACAGTAGTGTACTGTCAAGTATTTGCTAAAATAAAGCAAAAAAAAAGCACCCCCTAAAAAAAGAGATGCTTTTAAAATAAATTAATAATAATTAGGGAGTAGGATTAATGTTTCCTGATTCTGGAGTAATTAAACCACTATCTAAAAAGTAAGGAGCAGTTTCTTCCATTCCTTCAAGTGTCATTGTAAATCCACTTAAATCTCCTGCAGCCGCACCTGTGACAATAGTCCCTCCTGTAAGTTCCATACCGTTCTCATACCCACAAAGGAATTGATGACCGTAGTAATCCTCTACAACTACCACAGGTCTACCTGCCGCTATTAATTGAACTTGATTTTTTGTCAAGTTATCCAAAAATGTTAATGTCAAATTTAATGTTTGAGTGTAAAATGTAGTTCCGTTTTCTCTACTACTTGTTATTGTAGTTTCTAAACTAGAATTTCCTTTTACCTCATACTCGTACCAAGAGGGACCTGCAGTTATTGCAGTTACCATTTGAGTAGTTCCGTCTATTGTAGCTTCTATAGGAAATGTATTACTAAAATAAACCGTTTTTACTCCTCCGAATGCTGATTTGCAGGGTAAATCTCTTCCTGCTGTTACTGAACAAGGCATAATTTTTTAAGTTTAATAAAAAAGGGTAGATAGACTTTTACCACCTACCCTCTTTATAGTTTATAATTTATTTAAGAATAGTAAACAATATCAGCCCCTATCCCGATTTGTACCCCTGCAGAATAACGCATCACGAACCTAACGTTGGATGACCCATCGATATCTTGCATATCAATGATACGAATTTCTTGCATATCGTTTAGTAAACCTGTTCCAAAGAACAAATTACTTCTTTGTGCGGCAATCATCTTGTTATTAGCTAATCCTGGGGAAACAAAAATCTTCACACCATTAACTGTTAATGATCCATTATTCCACCATTGAGTACCCATATTGTTCACACCATTTGCACCCAAACCATTAGCGGCAAATCCACCAAGTGCTTGGACATAAAATTTAGCGATGCTTGAAGGTATATAAATAAACAAATCCTCTTTTCCGTAAAGAGCGGCAGGGATTGCATCTACAACCTTAGATAACTCATCTATAACATTTGCGGCATCAACTCCACCACCAACTGCGGCTACATCATTTACTGTAGCATCACCTGCCAATAAAGTTTCATATCCATTAAATTCACCTACGTTAGCGGCAAAGCCTTGAAACATTGTAGTTTCAATTTTTTGAGCGACCTCTGCGGCAACGTGAGCAATCATAAAATCACTAAACTTTGGAGGAAGTGTTTTTGACATTCCGTATCCCATTGACTGTGCTTCCCAATCAGAAACAAAATCTTTTTTACAAAGTTGTAAGTTAACTTGAAATTCATCAGGTTCTAAAATAGTCTCTGTTAAAGTTACAGAACTATTAGGATTAAAATCACAACTTGCATCAGATACTAAAGCTCCTGTATCTAGTTTTTTAATTACTTCTTTATAAGCAATATTTGGTTTAACTGTTACACCACCATCATTAATTGTACTTGCTGAAAGTAAAGCTGCAGCGATATATTCACCTGCAAATTCACCTGCATAAGTAGTTGTAATGCTAGTAGTTGTTCCCAATTGTACTTTGTTTAAACTCATTTTTTTATATTTTAAAAATTAATATTAAGATTCAGATGCCCAAATTCCTACACCACCGACAATATACCATTCAGTTAAAGCTACTGCTTTAAGAATAACGTAATCACCTTTATTTGCGGTTGCTTTTGTATTTACCCAATCCTTATCTACTACTCCACTTGCTACTGAATCAGCAGAAGAATTAGCAATAGTTCCATTAATACTATCTACTGCATTAGGAGATAGCGTCAAAATATTGTTTCCATCACTACCTGTGTTTCTAAACAAGAATGTCATACCTAAATTACCTGCTTCAATTTTTGGCAAAGTAATTACTAGTGCATCTGTTGCTACGTTTTGATCAATACCTGCATCACCTGCAACCACATCTACTGTTGAGGTTATAGTATGTTGCTTTGATTGAACATAAACAATGTCATTTGATGTTGTGTTTGTTGTACTCATTTTATGTTACTTATTTTATTTAAAATTCTATCTAATGTTGTATTTATTCTGTTTTCAGAATACACAAATTTCATTTCTTTTGTGCTTTCTCCTTCTGGACTGTGTTTAATTGCTTGTGACATAGGTTCAGTTGAAAGATTTTCTTTAACTTCTTCTTTATCTTCTGAATTAAACTCTTCTTTTACAGTTCTGGATTTTAAAACACTATCAGATGCCTCTACTTTTTCTTTTTTTAAATCTTCAACTGCATCTTCCAAGTTTTTCATCCTTTCCTCTAATTCGACCATTTTCTCCATCTTTTTCTCATAACCCATATCTTCATCGTTGTGATCTTCTTTATGATCTAAATCTTCGGTCTCTTCGGGTTCTTCCTTTTGAGGTACACCATCATCAGGTTCTCTCATATCAGAAATCATTCCCTCTTCTTCAGATACTAATAATCTACCATCTTCAAGAATATACTCTCCAACAGGTAAAGCTACTTTTTCATCATCAGTTACGATAAATACTTCCTTACCTTTCTCAAATGATTCTGCTTCTATAACAGTACCATTTTGTAACTTTTGTCTTTCAAGTTTTACCTCAATATTCAAAAGTGTTCTAATTTGATTAACCATTTCATTTGATTTCATATTTAATAAACGTTTAATAAAAATTATTTTGCATTTTCGTTTGTTTTTTTTACCTAAGAACCACTCCCTGTTACATTACCAATCCCTTGATTCATCATTGCACCTTTACAACAATCTCTTGAGTAAGTATTCGTATCTTGACAAAGACACGCTCTTGTACTTGACTTTGGGGAAGTTCTACTAGGTAATACTGATCTTCTATTTATCCCTTGCATTTATTATAATTCTTTTTTAGCGTCTCCAATAACAGACTTTAAAATTTTTGTTGCTTCCTCTAATTTTTTTAATGATCCATCTAAATCATTATAACCTTTAACATTTTTTGGGGGAACACCTAAATCACTAGCTAATGAAGAAACATAATCTTTAAGTTGTTTTACTTTAGATTTTTGTTCTTTTATATAGTTAACAGAATCACTATAAGCACTTATAGAATCCTGTAATTCCTTTTTTGCAGATGATACTTGTATAATTTCATTTGATAAGGCTTTCCTTTCATCTTGTACATTGCGAGCATCTTCCATAATATCATCAATTCGCTCTTTAATATCTTGCATTGCAGTCAACTCAATCTTTTGTGATGCTAATTGAGTTTTATCCTTTGGGAATTTATTTAATACGCTATCTAAGTTGTTTTGTATATTCATTTTATTTAATTTTTAATTATTACTATTTTTTTGCAAAAACAGGTTACTCAGTTTACTCATTTTAAAATATTGAATACATTTTAGTTATTGCTTGATTTAATTTTTGTGTTTCTTTAACACCATCTTTAGATGATAATATTTTATTTTTTATAATCACAGGTAAATCAACTCCTAATTCTTTTGCTGACGATTCTAATTTTTCACCTTGTTTTATTAACTCTTGATAATCTTTAGATTGTTGAGAATATTTAACTTCTGCTTTTCTTAAATTATCTATTAATTGTTTACTTATTTCAGCATTTTCATCATTAACTTTATTAAATTTCTTTTCAAAATCATCTGCTAAACCTAATTCAACTTTTTGTGATTTTAATTGAACTTTATCTTTTGAAAATCCTTCTAAAATTTTGTTTAAATTCTTGGAGTTATTTTGAATATTCATTTTACTTAATTTTTAACTGTTTTAATTTACTTAATGACCAATTTTTAGCAGATTTTCCACCCCACAAAAGGTATGAAATAGTCCCACAGGCTTTTGTATTTGAAGGATCATAATACTCTTCTGCTCTGCTTAAATAAGAGTACATTCTTTTTATTGTGCTAACTGAAATAGGTTTTCCTTGTGCGAGTTGTTTCGCTCTTATTTTTCCTGTATTAGTTGCACATTTATTATTAACCTTTTCATTTAATTCAATTCCTCTTTTAGCATTGTTTTTAACTGAATCAGGATAATCAGAATAAGATTCAAGATCAATAT